GCGGTTTCGGATTCAAGGCACAACGCGAAGGCATCGAAATCGGACTACTTGATTCAGTAGCACTTGCTCATTGGTTAGCATCAACAGCAAAGGAAACAGAAGCACAGATAATAGATTATTAAGACCGCAATAAAGCGGTTTTTTTAATACAAAAATTACGCGACTACAGCGGAAAAGTAGGGAGGTCAATTATGGCATTTACACCAATTGAAACGCAGGAACAGTTTGACGAAATGGTCCAGGAGCGTATCGGCAGAGCAAAGGACTCGGTACGCAAAGAGTACGAAGGATACGTTAAGCCTGAAGACGTTGAGAAAAAACTTGGCGACCTGCAGAAACAGCTTGGCGGTTCAGCTGACACGGTCAAATCACTGACCGAAGAAAAAGCCGCACTTGAGGCACAAATTGAAGAAGCCAATACGAAGATAGCCAAATACGAGAACGACTCGGTAAAAACGAAGGTGGCAACAGAGTACGGGCTTCCAATTGACGCAATACCATTCCTTCAAGGAACTGACGAGGAAACCATTAAGGCTTCCGCAGAATCGTTAAAGGGACTTGTTGGAGCTAATAATGTTCCTCCGATGGCAAGCACAGAAGTAACGCCACCGGATGACGAAACCACAGCCTTCAAATCAATGATAGGCGAAATGTTTAAAGATTAAAGGAGAAACAAAATGGCAACTATTACAAAATCAACAAAATTCCCTGCTCAGCTGCAGCAGAAGATGTTCAACCTTGTTAAGGGACATTCATCAATCGCAAAGATGGCCGGTTCAGAGCCAATTCCATTCAACGGAACAGACGTATTCGTATTCAACTTTGCAAGCGACGTATCAGTTCTTGGCGAATCAGCACAGAAGCCAGCAGGAGACGCAACAATCACTCCAGTACAGATTAGACCAGTTAAGGTTGTATATCAGTCAAGAGTATCCAACGAATTTATGTATGCTGCAGAAGAAGCACAGCTTCAGTACCTGCAGGAGTTCGCAGGTGGCTTTGCTAAGAAGCTGGCAGCAGGTCTTGATAAGATGGCTCTGCATGGCGTAAACCCTAAGACAGGTTCAGCGTCAACTACTATCGGAAACAACCACCTTGACTACGTTATCACAAGCGCCAACAAGGTTACCATCGGCGCAAACGATGCTGCAGACGCTAAGCTGGAAGAAGCAATCGCGAAGGTTGAAGATTGCAATGGAGCAATCATCTCAAAGGTTTACAGAACAAGAATTGCAAATCAGACAACTAACAACGGAAGAAAGTATCCTGAGTTCGCTTGGGGAGCTTGCCCATCAGACCTTGGTGGAATCACTCTTGATGCTAACTCAACAGCTGGTTCAGACGCTTGTGCATACGTTGGTGACTGGAACGCATTCAGATGGGGATTCGCGAAGGAAATGCCTCTCGAAGTTATCGAGTATGGTAATCCGGACGGTGGTTCATACGACCTGAAGCAGAACAATGAAGTCCTGCTTAGATCAGAAGCATTCATCGGATGGGGAATCCTCGATGCTGCTTCATTCGCTAAGGTTGAAACTCCAGCAGCAAGCGAATAATCATTAAGGAGGTGACTCCTTATGAGTAACTACGCTACAACACAGGATGTCACCACATTGTGGAGGACGCTGTCTGCAGCCGAAACTACAAGAGCAACAGCACTAATACCGATTATATGCGACTCTCTCCGTTCTGAGGCGGAGGCGGTTGGCGAGGATTTAGATCAGATGCTTGACGATTCGCCATCGCTTCGGAATGTTGCAAAGTCCGTAGTGGTTGATGTGGTTGCAAGAACATTGATGACATCAACAGACCAAGAACCGGTTACTCAGTTCTCAGAATCCGCAATGGGCTACTCCGTTTCAGGGACTTATCTCGTCCCTGGCGGAGGTCTTTTTATTAAGGACAAGGAACTGGACAGGCTTGGTCTTCGCAGACAGGAGATTGGGGTGATTGACCTATGGGCAAAATAAAAGGCATCACGGTCACGCTCTATACGAAGGTTGCCAACGGCTTCGACGAGTTCAAGAAACAGAAATGGACCGAAACGGCCGTTACTGTGAACAACGTACTTGTTGGTGAGCCTTCAACAGAAGAAATTAACGACGCCATTAACCTGTACGGGAGAAGAGCACAATATGCGCTTGGCATTCCGAAGGGCGACGCGCACAATTGGGAAAACGCCAAGGTCACGTTCTTCGGCGAAGATTGGAGAACATTCGGTATCCCAACGCAAGGCATCGAGGCAAATGTTCCACTTGATTGGAATAAGAAAGTGTTGGTTGAGAGATATGAGTAACTATGTTGACTTTAAGCTGAATCGAGCAGGAGTAAGAGAAGTCCTCTGTTCCGCAGCAGTTCAGGCAGAGTGTGGCAAGTACGCACAGCAGATTTACTCGCCTGTGGCCGGCATCGAAGGGTATCACATAGAGCCACGTAAATACGCAGAACGTGCAGGTTACGCAGTCTATGCTTCGGAATATCCGGCAATACAGGACAATCTTGAAAACAACACGTTATTGAAAGTAGGCGGAATATGATTGAAAAAATCGTGCTGGACTATTTGGACACTACGCTGACAGTTGATGTCTTTATGGAACGTCCAGAGAATCCACCAACTAAATACGTAATCGTGGAGAAGACATCGAGTAGCAGGGTTAATCATATCGACTCTGCTACTTTTGCTTTACAGTCTTATGCTCCGTCGCTTTGCGAAGCGGCAGACCTTAATGAGACAGTGAAGGCGGCCATGGACGCTATCACCCTTAAAAACGAGATAGCAAGTTCCAAGCTCAACAGCGATTACAACTTCACTGATGCGGCATCCAAGTCGTATCGGTATCAGGCAGTTTATAACTTAACACATTATTGATGGAGGTCAATATGGCATACACAGCATCAAACGTAAGTGCCGGCAAACCTGGTGCATCCGGAGTAATCTACAGAGCACCGGCAGGAACAACGCTTCCAACGTCGGCAACGGCTACTCTTGGCACAGACTTTAAGTGTCTCGGATATCTGTCCGAAGATGGCATCACAAAGTCAGTTGAAAGAGAATCCGAAGAAATCAAGGATATGGGCGGCACTACTGTCCTGACTCCACAGACTTCCTTTGGAGACAAATTTACATTCACTCCGATTGAATCACTCAATCCGGAAGTCCTCAAGATGTTCTATGGAGACGACGCAGTAGCAGGCTCAGCACTGTCAACAGGCTACACTGTTAGCGTATCCGCAAAAGAACCGGCTGAAAACGTATACGTAATGGACATGCTCATGACCAATGGGATTCGTCACAGAATCTGCATTCCGAAGGGCAAGATTACGGAAACAGGCGAAGTCGTTTATAAGCGTGACGAGGCAATCGGATACGAAGTTACAGTCACAGCACTTCCGGATACATCCGGCAAGACACACTACGAGTATTATCAGACAGAATCAACTGAATCTGAATAATCACAGTAGCGAAAGGAGAGAGTTATGATAGAAGGTAAAACAACAAGCGGATTTGAGTTCAAGATTGATGAGAACATTGCAGACGATTGGGAATTTCTGAAGATGATCCGAAAGACCAATGACGAACCTGCATACATTATTGACGTTGCTGGAAAGGTTCTCGGAGACAAGCAACTCAAGAAGTTGGAAAAGCATTGCAGAGATAAAAGCGGCAAGGTAACAATTACCGCAATCACTACAGAGATGACAGAGATATTTGAATCTGCAGGCGAAATAAAAAACTCATAGCCCTCGCCGGCATCATCGACGAAGATGAAACATTGTTAATCTGCGACTTAGCAGAAACATACCACGTAACAGATTATAGGTCGCTTCCGCCAAGAACGGTTGCGGCCTTTGTTGCCGGTTTGAGGGATAATTCAAGATTAGTTATGAAAGCAACAGGCGTTAATGCGCCTCAGAATACAATATTACTCGCAACAATCATTGATATGCTTGCTCGTGCCTATGGTGGCAAAGTCAAAGAATCAGTGGTTGATAAGTTTATCATTGCCGACAAACCGAAGGAGAAAGATTGCATGGTATTCGACACTCCTGAGGAATTGCTGAAGGCAATGTATGGAGAATAACTATGGCAACTTTAGGAACAGCGTATATACAGGTCTTGCCATCAACCGAAGGAATCTCCGCCAAACTTCAACAGGGAATCGGAACAGCTGG